CCGGCGTTGTAAAGATTGCTTGGGCGATTATCTCCGGTGCGGTGAAAACCGGCTTTCACTTCGTGCTGAACCTCACAGCGGTTTTGCTTGACGTGCTAACCGGCCACTGGAGCAAGGCTTGGAAGGATGTAAAGAAGCTCGTAACCCAGGGTTTCAAGGACGTCGTTTCCACAATCAAGGGCGCCGTCACCAATTTCGGCTCGATGCTGTACAGCGCCGGTAAGGACCTGATCAAGGGTCTGATTAACGGCATCAAGGGCATGCTGAGCGCTGGTGTCGACGCCATTAAGAGCGTAGGCCACGGCATCGTCAACGCCGGTAAGTCCGTGCTGGGCATTAACAGCCCCTCTCGCGTCTTCCGGGATGAGGTGGGTAAGTGGATTCCCATTGGCCTCGCTGAGGGCGTTAGGGCGCACGCTGGGCACGCTCACGATGCTATGCGGTCGACTGCTGACGGCATGGTGAAGAGCTTCAGTGACCGACTCGGCATTGCCTCTCCGTCCAAGGTGTTTCGCTCGCTGGGCATTTGGGTTCACGAGGGTTTGGTGCAGGGTCTCACCGGCTCAATGGCCAAGGTCAAGAGCGCAATCAAGCACACTGAGACGCTGCTCATGCAAGCCATGAACAGGCTTCACGACATGCACGCGCCCAAGGGTCGCAAGGGTGCCGGTATGCGCAGATGGATTGCGGACCATGAAAAGTCCGTGAAGCACCTTGAGAAGTATGTCAAGGAGGAAGGCAAGCACCTTGAGAAGCTGGCCAAGGCACGTGACAAGGTAGCTAAGCAGCTCAAGACAGCGCAGGACAGACTGAAGAACCTGCAAAAGCAGTGGGCCGACGAGCGCGACAACATAGCTAGCGGCATTATGCAGGGTGCATCCGTTGTGATGAGCCCCAAGGAAGACGGCGGGGCTATCTCCGCGTCTGATGTGCTGGCCAACTTGCAGAGTCAAGCGCAAGCCGCAATTCAGTTCAGTCAGAACATTGCCACGCTCAAGAAAAGGGGCGTAAGTGCTGACTTGCTGGAGCAGATTGCGGCGGCTGGTGTCGACGGTGGCGGGGCTACGGCTCAGGCGCTGCTCAATGCCAGCAAGGGCCAGATCGACCAGCTGAATTCTGCGCAAAAGCAGATGAAGGCTTCGGCAAAGAAGACTGGCACATCTGTTGCTGACAGCATGTACGGCGCCGGTATCCATGCAGCCGAGGGTCTAGTCAAGGGTCTCAAGTCCCAGGAAAAGGCCATCGAGAAGCAGATGAAGAAAATTGCCGACGCAATGGTTAAGGAAATCAAGAAGCAACTCGGCATCAAGTCGCCCTCTCGCGTCTTCCATGAAATCGGCCAGTGGGTAACCAAGGGCCTGGTTAACGGTGTCGACAGCGGCGAGCGCGATGTGCGTGACGCTGCGCAGCGCTTGTCTCGGAACGTGATCGACCCGAACGTTGCGCCGACCCTGAGCGGCTCCGCCGTCAAGTCGACTGCTGCCGCTGTGGTGCACCAAGTGCACATTGAGATTCACGGTTCCGTCCGGAGCGACCGTGACCTTAGGGATGTAATCGCTGCGGAAATGTACCGTCACGGCGGACGCAACACGACGACGTGGCAAAACTTCAGGCGCTAGTCAGGTTGGGGCAGGTAGTAAATTTACTGCCTGCCCCTTCCCATGGGAGGGAACATGGTTAACCCCAACTACCCCGTGATTGCCGAGGATTGGGGCCCGGTCTGGTCGGCGGCGGGTGCGAGTCTTCCGGATAACCGGTGGGTGAACCTGGTTGACCGCACCCTTTCTCAGGCCAGCGCTAAGCGGGGCAAACAGTATGAGCTTGACCAGCCTCAGGCTGGCGAATACAACATCACGCTTGGCTCGCAGGACGGCGCCCTTGACCCGACGAACACCGGGGGACCGTACAGCGGGAAGATCCTGCCCTATCAGCCGTACAGGCGCCGGGCACAGTGGCCACCTACGGCCAATCTACTGTCGGCCGTTCAGGCGACCGGGGGAGAGGGTTTCAGCGCTGGCGCGATTCCGGCGTCATTCAACATCAAGTCGAGTGCTGACGCATCCGGGGGTACCGTAGCCGTTCCTTCCGGGTCGCTGACCGCTTATCAGGGAACCAACACGTTCCGATTCACCATTAACAACGGGCAAGGTTCCGGCTCGCGCATCTGCTATACGGATACGGTCGGTACTGCCCCCGGTAAGCAATTCACCGTACAGATGCGAATTCGCTGCATTACTGATTCAGCGTCTGCGCCGGTAAAGGCTCACATTTCGTTTCATGGCTCCGACCCTAACGCCGTGCCGGTCACGGTGAACTACGGCACCACCACCACCCTTACCGGCAGCTCAACGGCCAACACGTGGACGCTCATAACGGCGACGGCCACAGCCCCTACGTCCGGCGGTGTGTACGGCATGAGTGTGGGTGTGGCCACCGGCGGTACCTACTCGGCCACGTGCACGATTGAGATTGACGCTTGGCAGGTTGAGCGCGGCTCGTCGGCCACCACTTGGACGGCGCCGGGCACTTGGTACCCGATATTCAGCGGCTTCACGGAGCGATGGCCTACTCAGTGGGCAGACGGCGGCACGTACGGCGAGGTAAACCCAACCGCCGTCGACTCTTTCGCGCTGCTGTCCCAGGTGGCACTCAAGGAAATCTTTCTTGAGGAAATCGACTCGCACGCCCCGCGCTTTTGCTACACGCTGAGCGACGCTGCCGGGTCCACCGCTTTCGCCGATATGACTGGCAACCTGCCTACTGCTCCGCTGGTCTACAGCAAGGCAGGCACGGGCAACTGGACGGCTGGCAACGCCATTTCGTCGGCCAGTGCATCGGGCGCCTTCACCGGGTCTACGGGCAGCGTAGTCAACTCAAGCCCCTCAAACCCCGGCTCGGCCACCGCCGGTTCCGCCACGGTGCTGAGCCTCACGGACGCGGGCGTTAGGGGACCGGGCACCACGGCATGGACGCGCATGGTTGCCTTCCGCTACACGGACGGCGCCAACCCGAGCGACATGTCAGTTATCTGGGAATCGCGCACCGGCGCGGATTCCTTTATGAGTCATTGCAGACTTTACATTGATCCCAGCGGCGGACTTGTCCTGCTGGCGAATGCCAATGGCAGCGACCCGGCGTTTTCGCGCAACTTCCTGGCTGGCTCCGGCATGACGGACGGGAATTGGCACCTGGTCGTTTTCGGATTCGACGGGACTAACTTCCGCTATTCGCTGGACGGCGCAACGTCGACAATCGCCTACCCGGGGCCGCCTACGCTCAATCAGTACGCGGATTACGTCGGGGCGATTTACTACCCTTCCACGCGTACGGCATACGACGTTTACAAGGGTGACCTTGCTTTCGTCACCGAATTCCCCTCGCTGCTGTCCGCATCCGATATGGGCGCCCTGTACACCGCTTGGAAGAACGCTGCCAGCGGCGAAAGCAGTGCAGCGCGATACGCACGAATCCTGCGCTATTCCGGTTACACCGGTCTGAGCAGCATCGGCACGGGGCTTACCTCGGCCATGGGTCCGGCGGTCGACATTGGCGGTGCTGACGTCATGTCGGCGCTCAACAGCGTCGTCGAGACTGAGAATGGCGAGCATTTCGTAGCTGCTGACGGAACGGTCACCTTCCGGGGTCGCAACGTGCGATACAACGCGCTCGCTCCGGCGCTGACGTTCGGGGATGGCTCCGGCGAGTTGCCGTTTGAGGATCTTCAACTCGATTTCGACAGCACGCACTTGAGCAACGTAGTCACGGTGACTCAGACGGCCACCGGCAGCAACTATTCGGCGCAGGATGCGGCCAGCGTTGCGGCGTACTACACGCGCACCATGACCCGGAGCCTTAACACGTCGAGTGGTCTTGAGTGCCAGGATGCGGCCGACTATTTCGCGAGCCGGTACAAGCAACCCATGACGCGCGTACAGAGCATCAAGCTTCACCCGTCTGCCGCCCCGTCCCTGTGGCCGTCGCTGCTGGCGCTGGAGCTTGGTACCCGCGTCCGCATCAACCGGCGCCCGCCCGGTGCTCCGCTGGTCACTGTCGACTGTTTCGTTGAGCAGATTCAGTGGGATATGGACGGCTCCGGCGAGGCCTGGCTCACGCTCCAGTGCAGCCCCATTGACCCGAACCCCTACGCGGCTTTCGCGGCGTGGCATACGACGTTGGGTGCGGCTTGCAGCTCTGGCGCGACATCCATCACGGTCAACGCTCCGGCGGACAACGTAAACCCCCTCGCTGCCCAGCTAACTCCGGGGCAACAGTTGGTCGTCGGCCAGGGTGGCAGCGTGCCGGACACCATGACGATTCAGTCCGTGACTAGCTCCGGAAGTCCATGGACTACCGGCACGATTACATTCACTTCCGCGCTGCCGCACTCCCACACCAATGGGTTTTCTGTCAGCGAGGCACTGCCCAGCGGCGTGACCGATCCGGCGTATTACGACGGGACCGAGCAATTCGGCAAGGCAGTGTTTGCGTACTAGTAAGGGAGTACCTCTGTGACTCTGGCTCCTCCGGTTTCCTATACGGCCGTAACCGGCAACTTTCTGACGGCGGCACTGTGGAATGCGCAGGTACGGGACGCGTCGGCGTTCTTCGCTGCGCCTCCCGCATTCCGGGCGTACTCCACTGTCACTCAGTCGCTGACTGATAACACCTGGACTTCCCTAAATCTCGATACCGAGCAATTCGATAACTACGGCGGGCACAGCACTAGCACCAACACCAGCCGGTACACGTGCCAGCTGGCCGGGATTTATCTCGTGACCGGCGTTGCGACGTTCGCGTCTAACGGAACCGGCAACCGGGCTGTGCGACTCGCGGTGAACGGCACGGCCTATCCCGGCTCGTTTGTCAAGGCTCCGGCGCCAGTAACCACAGCTTCCGGCGGGCAGATCACTACGGCTCTGGTTTCACTCGCCGTAGGTGACTACGTGGAAGTCATGGGCAACCAGAATTCCGGCACAGCGCTCGCTACTTCATTCTCAGGGCCGGACGTGTACCCGTCCCTGTCTGTTCTCTGGGTTAGTCAATAAGGAGAATTTATGGCCGTTCTCGGCGTAGACGTTTCTGGCTATCAGTCGGCGACGTTCGCAACCAAGGGGCTCGCGTTCGTGTTCGTGAAGGCGACCGAAGCGACCGGTTACGTAAACCCCAAGTACCACGCTCAGGTGGCGCATGCTCGCGCTGCTGGCCTGGTCGTCGGCCATTACCACTTTGGCCGGAATGGCGGAGCCGCTGAGGCCGATTACTTCCTGAGCAAGCTGGACTTGCACAGCGGCGATATCCTCGCATTCGACTGGGAAACCGGCGGTGTTTCACAGAGCGAGCGGGACGCGTTCATCAAGCGCGTCAAGGCCAAGGCTCCGGGTCACAAGGTTGTCCTGTACTGCAATGTGGACTACTGGAAGAACCGGGACAGCGACAACGGCGGACCCATGGACGGCCTTTGGATTGCCGACCCCAACCATGCTGCTGGCAAGCCGGGCATCAAGCATGCTTGGGTGATCCATCAGTACTCATGGGCGGGCGGCATTGACCGCAACGTGGCCAATTTCAAGGATGCTGCCGCGCTCCGTGCCTGGGCTAAGCCTCCGGCGGTCAAGACGCCGACCAAGACGGCTCCGGCGCCCACCAAGCCGGTTCCCGCGCCCGCCCCGGCTCCGCACCCTGCGCCGACGGTTGAGCAGCGGGTGAGCGCGCTTGAGGCTGCTGTCAAGGTGCTTCAGACCAAGGTGAAGTAGTGGACGGCGCGAGCGTTACGCCGGGCATGGCTTGGGCAATTGGCGCCATTGTGACGTCAGTTGTGACTACCGGCCCGGCGTACCTCGCTGTCCGGCGTTCACGTGGTGCTGCCCGAGAGGAAGGGGCACTAACCCGCGACGCTGTGAGCGAGGCAATCGGTAGTCTCAACGGTCGGTTTGATGACCTGCGCACCGACATTTCTGAAGTCCGTGACTGGCAGGCAGCGCACACGACCGACCACGCAATTGCGGCGATCCGTGATACGGACCCGCATCCCGGAAGACGGCGGATGGAATTCCGCAGAGAGCAGGACTAATGAGTATTTCCGGCAAGGTAACGGCGTCCACTGTGGCGGCGTCCGTGACCACTGTGATTTCCGGCATCGTAGCTCCGCACGTGTTTCATCGCGGCGTGCCCAGCGACGTGCGCGGACTGATCGAGGGCGCTGTGACCGGTGCCATTACGTTCGGGTTTGGCTACCTCGCCAAGCACGGAATCGACGGCGCCAAGCTCACCGAGGATGCTGAGGCGGTGGCCACTGACCTTGGTGTGCCGTTCATGGCGCTCAGCGACGTGCCCGAGGCTGTTGTCACGAACACTGGCGACGCTGTGGCCAACGGTGCCGGTGCGGTTGCGGTGACCGGCGTAGCCCAGCCGCTCGCGTAGCGCGGGAAGTGTTTGCCCTCCCTGGTGTGTGTAACTCACTCACTGGGGAGGGCATTTTGCGTAACGTCGCGCTTTGTGGTAAGGCACGCTCCGGCAAGGACACGGTAGCTGCGCACCTTTGCGAAGCACACGGGTACACCCGGCTGGCTTTCGCGGACCCGCTCAAGGAAATGGCGCTGGCCGTTGACCCGTTCATATCGTTCGTGGGTGGCGAGCCCCGCCGACTGTCCCGACTGCTGGAGCTTCACGGCTGGGAGCGAGCCAAGGAAATGTATCCGGAGGTTCGCCGGACGCTTCAGCAGATGGGGCAGACCGTGCGCGAGCGTGACGGGTCGTTCTGGATTCGGGCACTGCTGCGATCCGCTGTCGTGGTCAACGGCCCGATCGTGGTTACTGACATGCGGTACGAGAACGAATATCGCGCGCTTCACCGCGCTGGCTTCCTTGACGTGCGCGTGGAACGTCCCGGCTCCGGTCTGGACGGCTCCGCCGGGGCACACAGCAGCGAGACGGACCTAGACCGCTTCCGCATGACGGCGAGCATCCTGAATGACGGCTCGCTTGACCTGTTGCACGCTCGCACTGACGCGCTGCTGGAAGCCTTCAACGACTGATCTAACCCCCTGTCACTTGGGCATAGTCCCTTGTGGCGGGGGGTTTTGCCGTTCCGGCAGGCAGTAAATTTACTACCGACGTAGACAGCGGGACCCCGTCCGTGCCATTCTGGAGCCCGCAAGGACAACAACGAAGGGGCGGGACGATGAACATCACGGTCACCAAGGAAAACGGCAAGAGCGTTGGTCGCGTGCACGCTGGTGACCGTGTCCTGTACGTCACGCCCCGCTACCTGACCAATCAGATGGCACTGGCGGATGCGCACTGCTGGCGTGTATTCCACGGAGAGGAAGCCAAGATGAGCGAGACTGAGGTACTGCCGAACGTTGCACTGACCCCGGATGGTGTCGAGACGCTGACCCGGCAGGCGTACTACGGAACCCCGCACTACTTTGGCAAGGTCGAATGGTTCGATGTCCTCGACCGTGAGACGGATGAAATGCTCACGGCGTGGCGCGTGTCCCGTGTGGACGGGGGCGAGGTAGTTGTCAACGGCCCCCAGGGCTACGTCATCACGGGCGTGACCAGCCTCCGTGCTGCCTGTGAGCTGATTTCCACCAAGCGTGATGCGGCCAACGAAGCTTTCCAGAGGGCACGCGCGCTTGGCCACGACCACGCCACGGCCGCTGAGTGGGCAGCAAGGGCGCGCATGCGCCAGGAAGTGTCTGCGGTCTAGCAGTAAATTTACTACCTGAGGTGGACAACGGGGCACCGGAGCCTATAGTCTGGTGCCCCAACCAAACGAAAGGCCAGACAGTGAAGTTCACCAACACGCGTGACGCACTCGACCGGATTACGTACGTGGGCGAGTCTGACGCTCACCGTTACGTCATCCGGCGCAGTGAAGAGCGCGGCTGGCGTGGCTGGTGGACTGTCGAAATCTGGAAGCTCGAAACGGTTGGCACCATCGACCCAATCAAGGTTGCTGGCAAGATGCTGGACAATCAGGGGCTTGAGGCTTCACTCAAGGAAGCCAAGGCGTACGCGGAAACGCACAAGGGAGAGATCATGGCGAAGAACACCGAGACGGTTGAGGTTGACGAGTCGCTGGCGGATGCGCTGGGCGAGGCTGGCGCCGAGGTTGACCCGCTGGCGGCCAAGGTGGAGCAGGCGCAGGACAACATCGAGCGTGCCGTTTCGCTGGCGGAGGCCGAGAACACGGAGGGGCTCGCGGAGCTGGCCAAGGAGCATGAGGCGCTTATCTCGTCCATGCCGTCGCGCGGCAAGATCCCGTCCGGCGACATGACTTGGGCTGGGTTCAAGCAGGCTTCCCGCGACGACTTCCGCAAGGCTGCGCAGGCTCAGCCCAAGCCGGAGCCCAAGGCGTCCAAGGCCGTGTCCAAGGCGCCCAAGGCTGAGGCCGCCCCGGCGGACTATGCCAAGTTTGAGGGCGTCAAGGACCGCGTGAACGCCGCCGTTAGCCTGATCACGGACGGCGTCAAGCTTCACGTCAAGACGGCCCAGACGGCGCGCCAGGCTGCTGAAATGTTCCTGGACGCTCAGCGCCGGATCATCACGGCGGACGGCGTGCCGGACCTCAAGACCACGTCGCCGGAAGCGATTCAGGCCCGTAAGGACATGTACGAGGGTGCGCGGAAGATCCTCGCCGCTGAGTCCGGCGACGCTGACCACGCTGAGGCTCTGGTGAAGAAGTTTCGGACGTCCGTCCAGAACCAAATGAGTGACGTCGTGGTGGGCTACGTCCGGAGCCTCAGCGAAAGCGAGTCGGGGCGCGAGGAATTCGAGACGCACTACGCCAAGGTCAAGGAAGCGCACCCGGACCTCGACCCGGCGGACGCCGTCTTCACGTTCTACGACATCCCGCGCATGTCCAAGCGTGAGCTGAGCGCGGCCAACCAGGCTGCCAAGAATGCCAAGCTTAAGGAGCTCGAAAAGGCTGCCGAAAAGGGTGACAGCGAGGCGGTTGAGGCCATTGAAGAAATCAAGGCGGAAACCGTTCAGGAAAAGATCGTGGGCTATGTGAGCCGCGCGGAGACAGACATCAAGGCGGCGATCAAGGCCGGTAAGACGCTGAGCGAGGAAGACCGGAAGGCACTAAAGGCCAAGATTGCGGAGCTGGCCATGCTGGCGGCTGAGCTGTAAGGCAGACAGGTTGGGCCCGGTAGCCATAGCGGCTCCGGGCCCTTTCCCGTAGGGGAGAGAACATGGCACGCAAGGCACGTCGCTCCGGTAAGATCACGGGGCACGGCACGGACGGGTATTACGCCAAGGACGGCCCGTGCGTGGTGCTGCATGGCGAGATCACAGACGATGCGGACGCCGGGCGACCGGTGGCGCTGAAGATGACACCAGCAGAAGCGCGCAAGTGGGCTGCGGGGCTCATTCGTATGGCGGACTACGTAGAGGGTTTCGGCCCCAGCCCGGAGCCAGAGCCTGAGGCGCCTAAGGGGCGACTGGCGGAACTACTTGGCATGACGGAGAGGGAAGACAGTGACTGAGACGCTCCCGGACGACCACACGCGCACCCTCGCGCTCACGCTGACCGTGGCGGAGTTCCGTGAGCTAATGCGCGCTGCCGCGTACCGTGAAGCAGACCTGGCCGAGGTCGACGAACCGATGGCCCGTGTTCTTGGCGATGCATGGCGCAAGCTGGGCGACGCGTGGGAGGCAGCGGAGCAGAGCCATGACAGCGAGGGCGGTGGGGGACTCTTCTACCACTGACAGCGCTAGCCGCCCCTCTCCGCCCCTCTCAGCCCCGGTAGGCCTCCCTGGTCCACCGGGGCTTTCTCATGCCCTCAGACGGCCGTACAGCGCTTCAGCGCCCGGAACGGTGGCGTTGTGTGGTGCCGGTGGTGAAGTGATGGTTTTTTTCGTAAGCACATAAGAAACCTAAGAGCAGTACCGGAAAAGACCTCTCTTCACCACTCCCAACACGGGAAGGGTCTGCGCTCCAGTGCCCCTGTACCGAAAGGGGCTACCAATGGCCAAGGTCAATACCGTTCAGCGGGCAGGCGCTCGCTTTTACGTGAATCCGGAGACGCGCGTAACCGTGCCCGGCGTCACGTCCACACTGTCGATGCTGCCCAAGCCGTTCCTTCGTTACTGGGGACAGAAGCTTGTGGCTGAGGCCGCTGTGAATTCCTTTGACTTCCTACAGCGGATGATCGAGACGGCGGGCGAGGAAGCTGCCGTTGACCACCTCAAGAATGCGCCGAATCGCTACACCAAGCTCCGCGCCAATGTGGGCAGCGCGGCACACGATCTGTTTGAGCGCATGATTCGGGGCGAGGGTCGCCTCATGGCGAAGAACTCCCGTGGCGAATTCATCGTGCGCGTAGCGCCGGACCTTGAGCCGTACCGCCGGGGCTTTGCGGACTTCCTGGCCGCTGTGAACCCTGAGCTTGTGCGCGCGGAAGACATCGCATGGTCGGACACTCACGGCTATGCCGGAAGCTTCGATGCCATCCTCCGTGTGTGGGTGAAGACAGCGGACGGGCGCACGGTCATTGACCCGGAGCGCGGACCGGACAGCGAGCCGGTTCTACTGATCGTCGACTGGAAGACATCCAAGGACACGTACCCGGATGTCGCGCTTCAGATGGCTGCTTACGCGCACGCCGACAAGCTGATTGACCCGGACGGCATCGAAGAGCCTATGCCGGAGTTTGACGGCGCTGCGGTGCTGCACATCACGCCGGAACAGTGGGCGTTCAAGCCGGTGGACATCAGTCAGGAAGTCTTTGATTACTTCCTGGCGCTCCGTCAGGTATTCGACTGGGACCGGACGCGGAGCAAGGAAGTTCTCGGTAAGCCGCTGGCGCGTTCCGCCGGAGGACTTGTCACCGGCACTCAGCGACGGGGGAAGTGAGTACATGCTGACCAATCCTTGGTTCTGGGCTGCGATGGTTCTGTGGCTCGATCGCATCGGCAGTAGGCACTAGCACCTCAAGTAGTCCCGTGGGCTGGCCAGTTGGCCGGTCTGCGGGGCTTTCTGCTGCGCGGGAAGTGTTTGCGCTCCAGCTCTGGCACAGGAAGAAAAACCCCAGAGATTGGAACGCCCCATGGTGCCCATCAAGGTGACCGGTTCCGCTGTGATTGAGACGCTGCGGGAAGTCGTGGCTGAGCAGCCTGAGTACGTCTATGAGGCCCCGGAGCAGCAGACCACCACTCAGCTTTCGTGTTTCTACGTTCACGGCAGCGTGCCCGGCTGTGTCGTCGGCCACGTGCTCAACCGGCTCGGCGTGCCCCTTCACGTGCTGGCTGGCTATGAGGGCAGCGACGCGCGTCTTTTGGTCGATCGCACGCTGAGTTTCGACGGTGACCCGGAAGACGCCAATGACGCGCGGCTGGCGCTCCAGGCGGCTCAGGCGGCACAGGACGGCGGCATGACTTGGGGCGGCTCGCTGGCTCTGGCGCTGGGCGATTAGTCGGGAAGTGCTTGCGCTCCAGCAGTGATGCAAGCCGGAAGAGGCTAGTAAATTTACTACGCGGAGGAAAACCCGTGGCGACACGCATCTTCGAAACAGACCCGGACGCCCGCCCCAAGCGGAAGACTTACACCAAGACGGAGATTGATTTCTATCTCCGTTCCGGCATGAGCGTCTACGACGAGAAGACGCGCAAGAATCTCCCTGTCTCGCTGCCTGAGTGGCGCATCACTGCGGCCGACCCGGCTGTTGCTGAGGCTGTTGCCCAGCTTTACGGCGGCACGCCGGAGGAGTGGGACACGCCCAAGGACGATGCGATGCAGGTGCTGACCACCTCGCCCGCGATTCAGGTCGTTATCGGCGGCGCCAATTCCATTGAGGACAAGCTCATTCAGTGGGGGCGCAAGGGTCCCATTCATGAGTGCGACGGCATGTATTCGCTCATGGACGACGACCTTGGCGAGCCGTGTGGTTGCCCGGCGCTGCTGGCCGACCGTAAGGCGGCTGCTCGGAATGAGCGTGGCCCGGCTCCGCACATCAAGCTCACGTTCCGGCTGGCCGAGGATTACGACCTTGGCACCGGCCAGTTCACGTCTACGTCGTGGGACCTGCTGACCTCGCTGCATGAGGTTCGGAACGAACTGGACGCTGTCGGCGGCGAGGCTCTGTGTGAACTCTCCCTCGAATTGGTGGAGTACACGACCAAGAAGGGGCGCGACGTGTCTTACCGCAAGCCGGTCATCAAGGTTCTCAAGTCCTGGTCTGACGCAATTTCCGAGTGAGGTAACACAACACATGGCTTTCTATGAGGTTCTGCGCAGCGAGCCCAACGGCTATGCCTCTGCGCTGGTTCGTGCCCATGGCACCCGGCAGGCTATCGCCGCTGTCTCGCATCTTGGCTTCACGGCCAAGAACAGCATTGTTGAGCGCGTGCCGGACGGTCGGAGCGAGCCGGTCAAGATCCTGTCTCACGTCGAAGAGTTCAGCGAGCCCACCACGCCGGAGCAGGCGGCTGGCGCTGAGTCATTCGGCGGCAAGTTCGCCGATTACATGTAGGGGCGCAAATGGCTACGCGTAGCGGGTTGTCAGGTGCTACCCGTGCGCGTTTCTGGGAAATAGCTCTGAGGGGTGCGGCGGACGACGAGATTCGCCGCCCCCTTTGGGAGTTTCCGCCGGAGGCGCGTAAGGCGGTTAAGCACGAACGGCGCCGACGGTTCAAGTGGGACATTGACAGCGAGGGAGAGCGCTAGAAATGGCTGAGGCAACAAAGAAGGTTGAGCGGCGGGTAATTGAAGACGTCACCATTGAGCTGAAGCTGAACGAGGATGAGGCGCGGACGCTGGTCGCCATCCTGGCGAATGTGACCGGTACCCGTACCAACTCGCCCCGGTTGCACGCGTCCAACGTTCTGGAAGCGTTCCGGCGCGCTGGTGTTCCTCACCCGGGACACACCCAAGCGCTGAGCTGGCGTGAGCTTCCGGCTGCTGACCTGAGTGACCCAAGCGGCCTCATTTGCGGAGCACTGAAGTTCCGCGACTACCCGGAAGGGGCGTAGCACATGGGCAAGCGAGGCACTGTCACCGACTACGGTGGCGACGAGATTTACGCGGGTGACCTAGTGGCCTACGCGACCCGCCGGGGCAACGGTGTCCGGCTGTCTGACGCCGTGGTGCAGAAGGTAACCACCAAGCGCGCGCTTGGCCGAGTGATTCCCTTCCTGCTGGTGAAGCCCACCGGTAACGAGAGTGGCTTTGTCCGGCGCAAAACTCAGCGCGCGGTATGGGTCGCTGCGGATCACGTCCGGCTCGTCATGACTGGCGAGAGTCTGGCGCTGTAAGCAACCAAGTGAGTGGCCCGGTAGGTGCATGCGAATTCGCGCGCACCCGCCGGGCCCTTTTCTATTTCGGAGGTTCGATGATTCGGCGTATCTCGTACGCCAACGCTCCAGCACTAGGCGACGTTCGCCGGATGGCTGCTGGCGACGTGCTTGAGGTAAAGGCGGACGCGCATAAGCGCAAGGACTGGCCTCGCTATGCGGACGCCATAGGCGTGGCCGTTACGCGCGGTGCTGCGGTGCACAGAAGGGCTTAGGGAATGCACACATTCATTGCGGCTTTCGTCGCGCTGGTCATTGGCTTCGGAATGGGGGTGGCAGCGCGGTGAAAGTCTGTCGGCAATGCGGCCGTGCCAAAGCGGCTGAGGCTTTTTTGGCGGGTAAGGCAAAGCGTGTTTCGTCAGCTTGCTCAACCTGCCGCCGGAAGCTTGCTGCGGACCACCGGCGCAAGTACTACGCGAGCCTCCCGCCGGACAAGCGGCACACGCTAACGCACGCGAGACGTGCCAAGGATTACGGCGTTGTCCATGTGGAGTACAGCCGGACAGAGATCCTCGCTCGCTGGAAGCGTGCTTGTGCCTACTGCAATGGCGTGGCCACGCACCTTGACCACGTTCACCCGCTCAGCAAGGGGGGCGAGGATGCTGAACACAACATCGTTCCGGCGTGCGCTCCGTGCAACCTGAGCAAGGGTGCAAAGACGCTCGCTGAGTGGGCTGAAACGTTTGGTGTGGAGCCTCCACCCTTCTAGGAAGTGTTTGCGGTCAAGCGGAGCCGGAAGGGAGAAAACCTTGAAATTCCAAGACATCCTCACCCGGTTCCGCGATGTCAGTGAAACGACTGACGGCTACCTAGCGGCTTGCCCGGCACACAACGACTCGCGCCCCTCGCTGCCCATTTGGTACGGCGAGGATGGCACGGTCCGGATGACGTGTCGGGCAGGCTGCAAGACGGCTGACGTGCTCAGCGCCGTTGGGCTCACGTGGCCCGACATGTTCAACGCTGAGGGACCGGGGCTCACTGTGCCCAAAGAGCCTCCGGCGCCGGTAGCTCCGGGCCACACTGCCGCGCTGGCGTACTTCGTTGACACGTCGTCGGCGGCACTCTTCGACTATGAGGACAACGGCGCTTGGCAGGCTCGCGAATACGCCAAGCAACGGTTCGGCGTGAGTGACGATCTGCTGGCCGATATGGAACTTGGCTTTGCTCCGGCTGGCACTCAGTTCCGCTATGCCTCGCGCGCGTTCTCGACGTACCCGCGTCTCACGGTGCCGCTCAAGGACTTCGCCGGTCGCCCTCGCGGATTGCAGGGACGTGACCTCAGCGGGAAGTGCCCCGGACGCTGGGTGTCACTGAGCAACCCTGAGGGGCACCGGTGGGCCGCGTACGGCGTCTTCCGGGGGCAGGGTGGCTACGGGGTCACGATCGTGTCTGAGGGGCCGGGAGACGGCCTCACAGCGGCTTCCGTGGGCTATGACGCTGTGTCCATCCGTGGTGCGGCCCTTGCGGGCAATCCTGACTTGCTCCGCGAGCTTGCCGAGGGGCTCAAGGGCTCACAGGTGATTGCCGCTGGTGACAACGACGATGCCGGGCGCCAGTTCAACCGCCGGTTGGCCGACGGGCTGAAGCCGTATGGCATTACGGTCTACGCGCTGCCGCTGGGTGGGCCGGATATCACTGCGTGGCGTGAGCAGGCCGGACCCGCTGTCTTCCCCCAGGAATTCCACACTGCCGTCAAGGCTGCTGCGCCGGTAGTTGAGCATCATGAGGCCGTCGCCGTGGCGGCCACTCAGTCTCTCGCTGAGCGCACCGGTGCTGACTTTGTGAGCCGTGACCAAGGTGTGGAAGCCGCGCGCATGCTGGGCGAACTCACCAAACAGTACGGCGAGTCACACGCGATATCGGCGTATGCCCTGGTTGCTTGGACGGACGGCCGTATCAAGCATGCTCCGGAGCTTGGATTCATGGTCTGGAATGGCCGTGTGTGGGAGAAGTCGGCCACCAAGGTCCGGCAGGAAATCCACCGTATGGGTGCCGCGCTGGCGCTCGCTGGTGAAACGGTGGCGGCCAAGTCATTCCTGAACACGACTGGCATTGACAGCATCCTTACGGAACTCAAGAGCGTGCCCAGCGTTCACGTGAGCGCGCTGGAATTCGACTCGGCCACGCACTTGCTGAGCTTCCGCAACGGCACCGTAGATCTGCGCACGGGTCGGCTCCGGCCACACAATCCGGCGGACATGATGACGTACGCGCTGGAACTCGATTATGTGCCGTCGGCATCCGCACCGCGCTGGGAAAGCTTCCTGCGGGAAATCTTCCCCGATAACCCGGAGTTGCCGGACTACATGCGCCGCATGGTCGGTTACGGCATTACCGGTGATGTCAGTGAGCAGGCTTTTGCGGTGCTGTGGGGTAAGGGCGCCAACGGCAAGAGCGTCTTTACCGACACGCTGACTTCCGTCTTCCGGAACGTGACCCGTACGACTGGCTTTGCCACCTTCGAGGAAAAGGCCAACGGCGGCATTCCCAACGACATTGCAGCGCTGCGCGGTAGCCGCTTGGTTATGGCCAGCGAGGGTGAAGCGGGCAAGCCCATGAGCGAAGCCACGCTGAAGCGCGCGACCGGCAAAGAAATGATGCAAGCACGGTTCCTGCGAAAAGAGTTCTTCGAATTCCGACCGCAATTTCTCATCATGCTGGCGACCAACCACAAGCCCCGATTCAGGGGGCAGGATGAGGGACTCTGGCGACGCGTCAAGCTCATCCCATTCTCTCGCTGGTTCGCTCCGCACGAGCGTGACTATGAGCTTGACCGGAAGCTACTGGCGGAAGCTGAGGGCATCGCCGCTTGGGCCGTCCGGGGCGCTGTCGAGTGGTACGCGCGCGGGTTGGGCGAGCCGGAAACCATCACGGCGGCCACGCAGGAATACCGGGCGACATCCGATGCGCTGGCCGGTTTCTACTCGGCGGACCCGGCTGTATCCGCTGTGCTGGTCAAGGACAACAGCGCGAGCATGAACGGGACCGACGCTTTCACGGCGTACCTCGAATGGTGTGAGGCCGAGAACCTGCCCGGTAAAGAGCGCTGGACCCGGCGGGGCTTTTACAGCGCCATGGAAGAACGCGGCATTTACAAGAAAGCCACGAATAAGGGTGTTGGCCTGGTCGGCGTCCGGCTCGCGGATGCGGCTAAGCCTGCTGACGGACCCGGCATCTTCCGCAAAGACGCGTAGCGGCAGGTAGTAAATTTACTGGCTGCTCTGAGGGTGGGGGAGTGTTTGCGCTCCCTCACCCGTAGGAGGTTCACATGCAAGTTTTCCGCTACGCCGTTGCGGGCGACAACATCACGGTCAATGCGCCAGAGACCGAGGATGACCTACGGGCGTTCTTCGCTTGGGTGCAGGGGGCAAACCGGCGGGGGCCCATTGCGCTGGACACGGAAACCACCGGTCTGGACATTTTCAGCCCTACCTACGGTCTGCGCACTGTCCAGTTTGGCGACGGCCTTACGGCTTGGGTCATTCGCTGGGAATGGGGCGGGCGATTCGCGGAAGCCGCTCGATGGGCGCTGCGCTGCATTGACCGGTTCCTGATTCACAACGCGTCATTCGACTGGCTTGTGCTGGACCGGCACGCCGGTATTCCCCTTGAAGAACTCAGCGCCAAGACCACTGACACGCGCCTACTCGCTGCCCTGGTCGATCCTCGCCAGCCTCAAGACGGCGGCATAGGCACCGGTCTGAAGCCCCTGAGCGCGTTCTACGTTGACCCGTCGGCGCCGGACACTGCTGGGGACCTTACGGCCGTCTTCCGGGCCAACGGCCTTACCAAGGAAACTGGCTGGCGCGGAATCGACATCCGGAACCCCACTTACAACCTGTACGCCGGGCTGGACGTGATTTACACCAGCCGACTTGAGCCGCGCTTGCGCAAGGAAATGTTCCGGCTTGACGTCCGGGCAGCGCTGGAGCCTTACGAGCATGAATTGGCGTACATCTGCGCCTACATGATGCGCACCGGCTTCCTGCTCGATATGGAATACACGACCAACCTCGCTGGCAGGCTGACGGTTGAAGAGCAGCGCTACCGCGAGGTTGCCGACCGGTACGGCGTGGCCAACGTGAACAGCACTGCTCAGCTTGCTGAGGGTCTGTTGGGTATGGGCGAGGTACTCAGCGAGCGGACGGCGTCCGGCAACATCAAGGTTGATAAGGCGGTGTTGCTCGACCTCGCGGACCTTGACCGCGATTGGAAGCGTGTGGGTGCGCGGACACCAAACCCGTTGGCTGACGCGGTCATACGGGCCAAGCGAGCCGGTAAGTGGCGCAGCGCGTACGCGGACACGTTCCTTGAGACTGTAGACGCGGACGGCCGAATACACCCGTTCATCAATTCGCTACAGGCGCGCACGGCGCGTATGAGCATCACCCGTCCGGCGCTGCAAACTCTGCCGTCCGGTGACTGGGTAATTCGCCGGGCCATGCTCGCGGACCCTGGCCACGTCATGGTGTCCACGGACTTCACGGCCGTTGAAATGCGCGTACTTGCTGCGCTGGCCGACGTGCGCCGCATGAAGGAGGCCATTGAGTCACAGCATGACTTGCATGACTACACGGCACGCCTGGTGTTCGGTCCGGAGTTCACAAAGAGGCACCGGAAGATTGCCAAGGGCATTGGCTTTGGAAAGGTCTACGGCGGTGGTGCGGCGAGTATCGCGCGGCAGACCGGCGCGGACGAAAACGACGTACGCCGGGCGCTGGCTACCTATGACAGCGTCTACCCGGAAATCAAGCGTTGGTCCAACAAGCTTCAGCGTGAAGCACGTTGGAACAATTGGGTTGGGCTCAGCGCGACGGGTCGCAATCTCCCGGTTGACCGTAACCGGGCTTATGCCATTGTGAATTACGTCGTACAGAGCACCGCGCGTGACTGTCTCGGCAACGCGTTGATTTCCGCCAAGGAAAAGGGTCTGTTGCCGCTCATGCGTTTGCCCGTCCATGACGAGATTCTGGCGTCCGCACCGCGCGCTGAAGCTCAGGAAGTGGCACGCGAGTTTGAGCGCTGCATGACTTTCCGGCTTGGTGGTGTCCCCATTGAGGCTGAGGCCGAGATAGGGGAGCAGAGCTGGGGAAGCCTGTACGGAGCAGCGGCATAGCTAGGCGAGGGGGCGGGATGTTCTACCGGCGAGAGCGGGTGAGTCCTGCCCCTACGCGTAGCGAAATCTACGCACAGTGGGCCGAAGCGGACGCTTGGGCATGTATCTACTGCGGCGCACCCTGGGAACACGTCGACCATTTCCAGCCGCTGGCGCGTGGCGGAGTCGATGAACTAGGCAACCTCTGGCCAGCGTGTGCGGAGTGCAACATAACGAAAGCGGACCGTGATCCCTATGAGTACCTCCGGTCACTAGGCGTAACGATCTAGGGGGGTAGTAAATTTACTGCGTGACGTTGCCGGATCTTTACCGTGACTGATCGTCTTACGTGCGCACCCCACCTACCGAAGGTAACAGGGTCGCAGGATGTAGGACGTCCCGATGATCCGTAGGCACGAACCCCGTTCCCGCCTTTGAATCGCTGTCAGTGAGCACCTACGACCGGCCTTAGTAGCCGTTTTCACATCTTCCACACACCGCCCGCACCGCATACGTTCACGGCACAACGAACGGCGGACGGTGTGGCCACGCCCCCTCCGGGAGTTACGCACTCCCTGTGGGGGCTTTCTCATGCCCCAACCAATCTGTGACTCAGCTCACAGCCGTGGCCTGCTCTCTCAGGAAGTGCTTGCGCTCCAGCACATGCAGAACCTGAGAAAGCGAGCAAATCCCATGATCGACATCACGGTTGAGCAGATCCGCGCGGCGGCTGACAGCGACCTCACGGCCATATCCGAGGTACTGACCGCGCTGGAGCCCCGCATAGGCCAGCTCGCCAACAAGTACGCGACCAACGGCGGCCACCGGAACCATGATCTGGCCGAGGAACTGGAGCAGGAAGGGCGCATAGCCGCTTGGCAGTGCATCGAGCGCTTCGAAGGTGACAGCGTCGCTCAGTTCTTCACCTACATCGACCGTTCGCTGAAAGGCGTGATGGACGACAACCGCCGGATTCACACGCGCCAGGGAGTCAGCGAGGACACGGCGCGCCGGTTTGAGCGCTGTCTCACGGTGTGCGCTGGCGACCCATACGCGGCTCAGGCTGAGGCTGTACGGCCTGACGGATGTCTTGGACGCGAGCGCATGACTCCTGAGACTGCCTACGCGTCCCGGCTGGCGTGGCAGGGAGTTGAGTACCTCGACGCGCCCGTTGGCACCGGTGAGAGCACGAGCGAAAAGACGACGCTGGGCGACCGGCTTGCCGACCGCGCTGAGCCGGAATTCGGATTCTCGGAAAGCGACCGGACCAGGGCCATTAAGCGGCAGGTTCACGAAACGCTCGGCCGTCTTGGTCGGCAGCAGGCTTTCGTACTCAGCGCCACGCACGGCGTTGACCCGGTCGGCCAGATGGAAAGCGACCGGCAGATAGCTGAGGCGCTCGATATTGCGGAGCCTCGCATTACGTCGATCCGGTCGCGTGGCTACAGCCGGTTCCGTGAGCTGTACCTCGCTGGCGCGGACGCCGGGCAGGTGCGCGCATGACCTACGAAGAGCACGTGGACGCAATCACTAGCGCCGTGCGCGCTGCCGTGGCTGACGGACATGAGGTCTACATCGATAACGACTGCTGCGGATGCTCGCGCATGGCCGTGCGCGTCTCCGTGTCACCTGAAAGCCCCATTGACGATGACAGCGTGATACCGCTCAACGGAGAGGCATAAGCCATGTATGCGAAGCGTTTCAGCACCGCCGACGGTTCCACGGTTGAGGTCACGCGCGTTGGCATTCGGTATGACGTGCACGTGCGCAATGCGGCTGGCCACACGGTCGCCACGGTGGACATGAGCGAGGACGACATGAGCGCGCTGGTTGCTGACGCCGACCTGCTCTTGCCGTAAGCACACACAAGCGGGGCAGTGAGGGACCGGACGGGCGACGCCCCAACCTCCCTCGCTGCCCCTTCCAAGAAAGAGGCGCACAATGCACGTTGCGATTCTGGCCGCTACTAGTCTCCACTCCGGCGTACTGCGCGGTGAGTACGACTACGACGAGTGGGCTAGCCAGCCGATTACCGGCCAATGGTCCGATGCTGACGCGCTGAGCGAGGCCGCCGGACGCATCTGCTATCAGTCGTGGGGGCGCCCAAATCCCGCCACAGCGTCCAACGCCGGGTACCTGGGTAACATCCTCGCCCATGGACACCACAGCGTGCTGGAGCATGCCTCAGTGACGTTCCTGGTGCGTGGTGTGTCCCGCGCGCTGCTCGCCGAACTGACCCGGCATCGCCACCTGAGCTTCAGCGTGGTCAGTCAGCGCTATGTGTCGTACAGCGAGACTGAGCCAGTGATACCGCCCGCGCTGGCCGACGACGACGAAAACGCGGGGCTTGTCCGGTACGCCTACGTCCATTCGAGGGCCGTTTATGAGGCACTGACAAGCAAACTCATGACCAAGGGTCTGAGCCGCAAGCAAGCGCGCGAGGCTGCCCGTGCTGTGCTGCCCAACGCTGCCCCCGTTGACATGGTCGTAACCGGCAACCTGCGTGCCTGGCGTGACGTGCTGGGCAAGCGGCATAGCGAAGCTGCCGACGCTGAGATTCAGGAATTCGCGCGGGAAGTGCTTGCGCTCCTGAGGGAAATAGCACCGAACAGTTTTCAGGACTTCAGCGCTAGCGCGTGACAACACTGATGAGTAACCGGAGGTAGCCAATGTTCGATATGTTCAGCGCGGCCCGGAAGATTTCGGCGCAGTACCGGGAGATATTCGAAGCGCTCACGGAAATGGGATTCAGCGAGTCTCAGGCAATGACCATTTTGGTAGCCCTGATTGGTGCGCCAATTGCTCAAGGCTGACAAGGGTTGTAGCGGGCGCGGTAACGGTTCGGAATCGCGCCCGGATTGGGACTCATACTTTCTCGACGGCGCACGGTGGGCAGCGACCCGCGCAGATTGCACCCGGCGGAAGGTGGGGGCGATTCTCGTCAACGCCAGGAATGAGGTTCGGGGGGTTGGTTATAACGGAGCGCCTAGCGGCATTCCAGGATGCGCTACCGCTGGAGCCTGCCCGCGCGGGAAGCTGGAGTACAGCGAATGCGCAGCAGGCAGCGACTACAGCAACTGCATTGCCGACCATGCTGAGCGCAACGCACTCCGGCACGCCGACCCGGCAGAGCTACGCGGGGCAACGCTGTACGTGACTGATGAACCGTGCCCGTCGTGTTGGACGCTCATACGGGCTGCTGGCGTACACCAAGTCGTTACGCCGGGCAGTAAATTTACTACCTGACTGGAGACGCTCGAATGATGATCCGAATTGGCGCCGTCCTCACCCTGGTTGCTGGGCTGTGGTTTGGCTCCGCTGGCACTGCCAACGCGCTGCCTACTCCGCCGACCCGCACGGCTGTACCCCCTCGTCTGCACTGGGTGCCGTGCCCGGACCCGCGCCTGATGATGGCTTGCTTCCGGCGCTGAACTGAGGCCCGTTCCCTGGTTGACTGCCTGGGAACGGGCCCTTAGTGTTTCGCCTCGCAGCGCAGTACCGACCGAACGGAGCACACACACCATGACCCTCGCCGCAGCGTTCACCAACTACCTGATTGCCAAGATTGATGCCGGTTCCGACGTGTCCGACTACCGTCTGAAGCGCTATGACACTGGCTACCCTCAGCCGATGTACCGCCTGTACTGCGGTGGCCCGTACGGCGTTTTCCTCGGTTCGGAGGAGGAGGCAACGCGCATGCTCCGGCAGGCAGTTGAGACGCTCCGGGTCATAGCTGAGCGGAAGTCGGCGCGGCTCGCAAGGCAGTAAATTTACTACCCCAGGGGGCTTGCGCTGGTCGGTGTGAGCCCCCTAGTGTCTCCATCACAGCAACGACAACGACGGAGGCACCCAAGATGCTCACCCCCAACTACGCGGCCCGCATCGACATCAAGACCGGCGCTGAGGTTGCGCTCGACGCCGAGGACATCGCGTTTTGGGCCGCTCAGTGGGTCAAGTTCCCCCAGGACTTTGATGTTCGCCCGGTGCCTGCTGCCGCTGAGATCATGATCTTTGAGCGTGACGGCGCCCGTATCATCAACGCTTGGGTCACCACGGGTTGGCCGCAGCTCGCCGGATGCCCCGCCACTTGGTAAGGGCAGTAAATTTACTACCTAGGGCCCGGGACCGCTTGACCGGCGGATACCGGGCCCTTAGTGTTCTCAGTGCCGGAACACACCGGCCCAACCCAAGGGAGTCACCATGAACGTTCAGTACAAGACCGCCACTGAGGTCAACGGCAACGCTGTGCACGCTGAGGCGCGCATCTATGAGGTTCACGTGAACGGCGTCAAGTGGGGTTGGGTGTCCGGCCCGGACAAGGGAGTGCGCATGGCCCGTAACGGGTGGACGGCGCTCCGCATAGGTGCCCCGAGTTGGGCGGGATGGCACAACAACCGCGCTGAGGCGGTGCTGGCGGCTCTCTGAGGGGCTTACAGGGTTGGGGTGGGCGCACGGTCCACCCCAGGCCCGTTTGGCGCTCAGAATGGCACGCAGGGGAGGGAATGAGAATGTACGTCGCTGGCGACCGGGTCACCTATGTGGGCAACATCGCTGAGTGCAAGGGCATGCGCGGCGTGGTTCAGGGTCCGGGTGAGGGGCCGGGGCGCGTGGCAGTCGAGTGGACGGCGCTTGGGTCCGTTATTGACATGTCTGATACTGTTCTCGAAAAGGACAAAGCGGAGGAAGTCATGGGTAAGAGCCGGAAGACCACTGTCACGCACCCGGACGGCACGGTGAGCATGCGTGCCAGCGTGAACAACGTCTACGTCTACGCGGTGGAGCGGCGCGAGGACATGTGGGCAACGGCCAAGATTCACCGGGAGCAGGCAGAGGCCAAGCGCGAGGAAAAGGCCCGGTTCATTGCCGCTGTCCGTGCTGGCCGGATTGCTGTCCGCCGGGATTCCAAGTTCTACGACTCCGTTGTCTTGTTGGGGGAGGGTGAGGAGTGGTGGCTTGGTGGCCACAAGGAATCTGAGCCGCTGGACCGTAAGGCCGCCGTCCGTGAGTGGCTGGCCAACGCCGACCGGCTGGCCGCTGTGTTCGATCGTGACGCCGATAAGGCTGAGTCCGGTCCGCAGTACCACTACGGCGTGGTGCGCTGGTCTATGAGCCATGAGAACGCCACCAAGGGGCTCCGCGAGTTTGAGGGTCGCAGCTTTCCGACCAGCACGTTTCGGGTGGTCCCGGCTGAGGCTGCGGAGTAGGTAGTAAATTTACTAGCTGACGGGGTTGTGCCTACGGGTGCAGCCCCTCAGTTTTGATGGCTAAGTTACTGTTCGGTATTGCCGAACGGTATACGAAGCGACTTGGTGAAAACTTAAGCAACCGTGTTGCCATACTTCCCACCTGCGGTCTTTGCCAAATCATCACACTGTGTGTGCGCTGTGCATCTTTCCGCGCTTAACCATCATCTAATGTGGACTTTCAGCTTCCAGTTAAGCGCCCCATGGGGCGAGGGGATAGGGGCGCAGCCATGCCCAGCAGAGCAGTGCCGACCGTTGACGTGCTGATTGAAGTGCGAAGCGGCCAGCGGGATTGGTACTGGACTACGCCGAGCGAGCCAGCGGCAGAGATGGCGTACAACCGGGGCGAGGTGCTCAGGCTCCTCCGGACGTACGGCAACTGGGGTTCGATCATGACCAACGGCAACCACATACGGGTGACCATCCGGGGGCGATTCTCGGGGCGCTGGATAGCTCAGCATGAGTGGTACGCGGGCGCTCCGGTGGGGGAGCCATGGGTGCACATCCCGTCGTGGCACAGCCTCAGTTTCGCCGCGCAGCTCCACATCCCGCCGTACACCGAGCATGACGAGCACCGGCTCATAGACACGGGGGCGACCGACGTGAGCACGCTGAGGCTGGCTGCGGTTGTGGACGACCCGCCGATGCCGGACAACATCCCGCATGTGCGCCACCGGGAGGATGTGCCGCATGAGCACGCGTTGCCGGATCTCTACGGACTCCCGGACGACCGATTCACGCAGCAGCCGGAATAGCCTGCATGTCGCATCTGTTCAGCATGCAAGTAATTGTCCGATTCAGAAGGAAACCGCTCCGGTGCACTGCCCATACCTTGTGACCAGACCCATGACCGTTAGGCATGCCGACGGCACAGAGACAACGACATGCGTCTACGGCTATGTCTGCGGCGAGCCGACTGTGACGCCGACAGCGCACGCGTGCCAGACGCACAGCAACCAGAGTGCTTGGGGGCGAGGGTGACCCGCATGCGCCGTCTTACCGGGTGCCTCAGCCGCGCTGACGCCGACCGTCTGTGGAACGACCTAGTGGCCTACCGGAAAGCCACCCGTCAGCCGTGGCGAATCGCGCGCAAGCGCTACGGGCGGGGCTGGGCGCTGTATGAGGTCACGGAAGCCCCTGAGCGGGCACAGGAAAGCCCCGAACACCCTTCGGGGGAGTAGGGCGCTCGGGGCAGCTTCCAGGGGCTCTCAGGACCCGTCAGTCACCGGAATGGCGCTGGCGATGCGTGAGAGTCGGTACGCGCTCCACAGACGCCTACCCTCGCCGCATCCCATGGTTGGTGCATCTGTGCTGGCGCACTCTTCACAGCGCTCGCCGTCGTCGTTGTGGCCAATGTGCCGCATCCATGCGCGGTATGCGGCCGTCGTCGGGTCCGGCTGGCTCATGCAGCCCCCTCAGCCGGTACGACTTTCTCGGGGAATGTTTCCCACTCCCTACCGCCACCCACAGGGCGCAGCATGGCGCGTCCGGCGTATACCTCCATGAGCACGCCGGTTTTGCCGCTCAGTTCGTCCACGACCAGCGAGCCGACGGCGGGAAGTTGTGCATTCACGCCGCCACCCGCTTTCCGAGAAGGTCGGCGCAATACCCGCACCCCTTGAGCACGCCGGAATTCGACGCAGACTCAAATGCGGCGATCACGACGAGGGTTTCGGTGGGCCCACTGCACAACATGCAAAGGGCCCATCGGCTTTCGGGAGATGCTGCGTTCCCGGGGCCGATAAGCCCTTGAGACGCAGCGACATTCTCAGTGCTCGCGCACTGTCCGCTGACTGGCATTTTCTGTTGTCCTTTGGCCAGAAGCCCGCCCGGGTGACGGGCACTCAGACCAGCGTACTCACGCTATGTGGTCGTGTCTGTACGTTCGCCGAGCACGTACGTGGTACGCCCAACAGTGACCGTTGACGCTCCGTCCCTGATCTCTTGCGCTGCCCGCTCAAAGTCCTGTGATCGTTCCTTGTTCTCTCGTGCCGTCCGGTCCCACAGGGCCGCCTTACCGTCCAGCTTGGCCAGCAACTCGCCAGCGTCCGCATAGGTCTTGACCTTGGGCGGCATGATGGGGGAGTCAGTGTCAAAGTCCATGGGGGGGAGCGTAGCGGCACTCGGCCAACTCCCCAGGACGTGATGTGTGTTGGGTGGTACCTCGGACGTGTCGGAACTATGTCCCAAGACGCATCACGCCCTGTACGCTGTGATCATGTCGCCAACTGACGTCCCTGAGACGTTCCGCCAGCGCAAGCGCGCCAGCCTCTACGCCCGACTCTCCGTCGCTGCGGACGCTGAGAACATGTCCCTACAGGGGATGATCGACGAAATGCGCGCGCTCTGTGCTCAGCAAGGCTTCGAAGAGGTGGCGCTCCACATTGATGATGGTAAATCAGGTGGACGGCGGGACCGTGACGAATATCAGAAATGGCTGGGCGACGCGAAAGCGGGACGCTGTGACGTGCTGGTCAATACGAACACGGACCGGCTTACTCGCGAGGGTCTGAATGTGGCGGCACAAATCCTTGACGTCGTCGAGGGGAAAGACCCGGCCACCGGAAAGCTCACGCATCCGCCCGTGCGCCTGGTCGACTGCAATGGCCTTGACTCGCGTGACGGAGACGGATTCCGATTCCGTTTCGTCGTCCAAGCCGAGGTTGGCCGCGCTGAGCGTGAGCGAATCAGGGACCGTTCCCGCAAGCGTGCCCGGAATCTGCGCCGCGCTGGCCGATGGGGTGGAGGGACGCCGCCGTTTGGATACAGGGCCATGGAGAACCCCGATGGGCCCGGCTGGGTACTCGACATCGCGCAGGGCGAGGCTGAGGCCGTACGGGAGGCCGCTGAGGCACTGCTGAAGACGCCACCGGACCCGCTTACCCGAGTTGTCCGGCGCCTGAACCACCAGGGCGTGAAGCCACGGCGCGCAGCCCGCTGGACCCGCGTCACGCTGCGGAAGGTTCTGACGGGTGATCAGATCCTCGGTCGCGTGACTCAGAATGGGCGGCTCATGCGTGACGATGACGGCGAGGTTTTGGCACCCTTCCCCGCTGTTCTGACGCTGGGTCAGGTGACAGCGCTACGGGCCCGGCTCGCTCCGAACGGCAACGCCCCGAAGGGTGGTGGGCATCCCGCGCGAGCGCTGTCCGGCCTGCTGACGTGTCACTCATGCTTGGCAGACCTGATCGTTCACCACCGGTCTGCGCGGACGCGTGATGGCAAGCAAAAGCTTCCCGACAAGCCACCGGTCATTTCCTACCGCTGTCCGACCAGGGGGCAAGGCGGAGTGTGCGAAAAGCCGGTATCCATTTCGGTCGGACCGATTGAGGAATTCATAATTGGTCTATACCTCAAGACCCTGGGCGATACGCCTATGTACAAAGAGCACACGATCGTTTCGGGGCTCGAAGAGCTTGCAGCCGTTGAGGAGGAAATGAAGGAGGTTCTTGCCGACCTCGCTACAGCGGCGGACACGAAAACGTTCGAAAGGCTCCAGCGGCTACAGGCGCGACAGGCTGAGCTATCCGGCATGGACACCGACAGCAGGACAGAGCTAGTTCCGACCGGCCAGACCATGGGCGAATATTGGGCGAGCGCCATGGTGGCCGACCGGCGGGACCTGCTTGACAACGCGTTTGAAGAGCTGATCGTGTCGCCGGGCGTGCGAGGGCGGAAGGGATTTGACGAAAGTCGTCTGGCGTTGCGCTGGGCGGCGCAGGAACACGACGACTACGACACGTACTGAGTGTGAGCTAGCACACATTAGAGGCCCCGGTATCCACAGCGGATATCGGGGCTTTCTGTAGTTATCCACAGGCGCCTGTGGATAACTACACCACAGGGAGTGGCGTTCCGCAGACAGCGCAAGGGGCTGACCTGTGGTTTGTTGTGTGAGTGGTGTTTTAGGTCTACGTCTCACTAATACACCTATACGCATTAGGGTCTATAGCCAGCCGACCACTGAAACACCACGCCGACCTCAAAACGCCACCCTGCCTGCTGTCTCATACTTCCGGCGTATGCAGTGTTTGCGCTCCAGTGGTATCAGAGAGGGAATACCGCGCACCCTACCCGGCCCATTCGGCCCATGGCGGACTGTGTACCCACTCAAACCGGCTGGCCTGCTCCCTCCACTCTCCCGAGGTTGAGCGGCCAGCCCAATTCGCGCGTAGCTCAGTTGGCAGAGCGCCCCTACCCGGGTCTTGTAACGGGGATGTCGCTGGTTCAAGTCCAGCCGCGCGAACTGCTTCGCATAGCGATCGTGAGCAGGTCTGAGGACTCTTGCGATAGGTGCGGCGAAGCCTGGTGAGGGGGCCGCTCTAGCGGCGAAAAGCCACCACCCCCAAGTAGCGGTGCCGCACGCCACCTGGTGGAGCCAGGGGAAGCGACGGATTGGCCCGCTATCAATGGCATGTAGCTCAATCGGTAGAGCGCCGGACTGTTAATCCGGACGTTGCTGGTTCGAATCCAGCCGTGCCAGCAAGGCAGTAAATTTACTATGCGCAGCGAGGTGGCCGTGAAGACTGCTAGGCCACAGCCGGGCGATTTTGGGCTTTGCCGCATAGGTGGTGCCGTAGGGCTCGGCGTTAGCGCTGGGCAGCGTGCCATCGGCAGCGGAAGCTATTTCACTCACGCGTTTATCTATGTCGGCAACGGCGAGGTAATTCAGGCTCAGCCGGGCGGAGCTAAGCGCGTCTTGCTGGCGGAAGCTCTCGACGGCCGAAAGCGCGTTGCCTTTTCTGACTTCCCGCTGAACGGCTCGCAGCGTTCCAATATCCTGCGCGCTGCTGTCAGCTTTCTTGGCACTCCGTATTCGTTTCTCGATTACCTCGCTATCGCTGAGGCGCGCATGTTGCGCAGCGACCGGCTTGAGCGTTACGTGGGCGATACGGGCCACATGATCTGTTCTCAGCTTGTCGACGAGTGCTATCGGCGGGCTGGGATTGAGCTTTTTCCTGGCCGCATTCCGGGCGACGTTGCACCGGGCGATTTGGCCAAGCTGATTGGGGCGTGATGGCTATCTCTTGTGGAGCATGCGGCAGCACTGCCCTAGTCGTCTGGAATAGGCGCCCTACCGCCGCTGAGCTTGAGGCCATTCCGGCGCAGTTTGGTGGCGAGGATGCGACGGCGGCCAATACGACGGTTGCCGTATATGCGTGCGGCTCGCATGCAATTTCGCTTGAGCTTGCCGGTTTGATTCATGGCCCCCTATGTTCTGGCCCCCTATGTTCGGCGCTACCTAATTGCGACTGTACGCCTGAGCCTGTACAGGAGCCTGAGCCTGAGCCGGTGGCCTTACTGCCTGATGGGTGGGTGTAGTGGCCCGGCGTCCCTGCCTGCGCTGTAAGCGGCTCACCACTAATCCTTCACGCTGTAATACCTGTGATGCTGAGTACCAAGCACAGCGCAATAGGCAGCGTGGCAGTGCACATAGCAGGGGCTACACCAGCAGGTACAGAGTAGTAGCTAAGCAAGTACTGAGTGAGCACCGAGCTAGCCATGGTGAATGGTGCGAGGGGTGGGGAGTGCCTAGCCACGGCTCCGCCGATCTGACCGTTGACCATGTAATTCCACTGGCCAAGGGTGGTGGCCATGAGCCATCCAATCTCCGTGTGCTGTGCAGGGGCTGCAATGCCCGCAAGCGTGACTCTCTGTAGATATATCTAGTGCAGTGCCTGCCCTAGCTGAGTGCATAACCATGCAGCCTAAGGCTGAAATCCTGCATGACTATGTATGCGAGGGGGGCGGGGTAAATCTCCAGCGAAGATCGTTCCGGGGACCCGGCCCCCATGGCTGGGCGCATCGCTGCGAAATTCTGACCCCCGGGGTCTGGCCCCTTTTACGCACCGGACACGAATATTTATGCGGAAATCGGGGGTGGCCTCATGCCTGCTGGCCGTCCGCCGGTTCCTACGGAGCGTAAGCGCAAACTCGGCAACCCCGGACAGCGCCCCATACCGGCTCTTGCCGACACGACGGCCGTTGCCCCCGTTACGGAGAGTGCACCCGTCCACCTCGGCGAGGCTGGCCAGGAAATGTACCGGCGCATTGTCGCTGGCGCTGCCTGGCTCGCTGAGACGGATAAGCCAACCCTTGAATTGCTGTGCGAAAAGGTCGACCGGCGCGAGCAGATGAAACAGCAGCTTTCGCGCTCTGACCTAGTGCTCTTCACCGACAAAATGTACGCCTACCCCAACCCGCTGGTTGGCATGCTGTCCACCATTGAGACGGAGATTGCCAAGCTATTCAGCGCGCTGGGACTCACACCGACCGACCGCACGAGAATGGGTCTGGCGGAAGTCAAGGCGCGTAACGCGTTCGAAGATTTCCTAGCCAAGTCGGCAAGCCGGTAGGCAGTGAATTTACTACCTCCGGGAGTGTCCATGGCTGCGCCTTACCTGCTGACCCCGGTACCTCCGGCGGATATCGAGCGCGGCGACGGCGCGTCATTCGTGACGTTCTCGGAAAGCTTTCTCCGGGTCACCAAAGACTCTGTCGGCGGAGACTCCGGCTCGCTGCTGGTCTTTCGGCCGTGGCAGCAAGGGTCAATGTCCCGGCTTTTCGCGCGTAGGCCGGACGGCCATTACCGACACCGGCAAGCGCTTATTGGCATGCCCCGTAAAAACGGGAAGTCGGCCATTGGTGCGGCCATAGCCATTTACGGGCTGGTCTCCGGGCCCAAGGGTGGCGAGGTTTACAGCATCGCTGCTGACAAGGAGCAGGCGCGCATCGTCTTTGGCACGGCCAAGAAGATGATCGAGCTTGAGCCGTCCATGGCCAACAGCTTTCGCGTCTACCGTGACGCGATTGAGCTACCGGCCACCGGCTCTGTCTACCGCGTACTCAGCGCTGAGGCATTCACCAAGGAAGGGCTTAACCCTCACCTCACGATTGCCGATGAAGTCCATGCGCAGCCCACACGTGAGCTATGGGACGTTATGTCCCTCGCTTCCGGTGCGCGTGTCGAGCCGATGATGGTTGGCATTACCACGGCTGGCGTGAAGAGTGACAGCACAGGTGGCGACTCGCTGTGTTACGGCATGTATCAGTACGGCGAGAAAATCGTACGGGGCGAGATTGACGACCCGGCTTTCTACTTTGAATGGTGGGGTGCCCCCGAGGGTGCCGACCACAGAGACCCGGAAGTATGGGCATCCGCCAACCCTGGTTTCAACGACATTGTCAGTTCCGAGGATTTCCATTCCTCTGTGCTGCGTACGCCTGAGGCGGAGTACCGCACCAAGCGGCTTAACCAATGGGTGAGCACAGCTCAAGCCTGGCTGCCCGCTGGAGCTTGGGACGATTGCGCCACCGCCGGAGGGTCCATCCCGGACGGCACCGAGGTTGTCTTGGGCTTTGACGGCTCATTCAACAACGACTCAACCGCGCTGGTCGTCGTTTCCTGCCCGCAGGGCGAGGATGAAAAGCCGGTGGTCGACGTAGTTGCCGCTTGGGAAAAGCCCACGGATGCCGACAATGGTTGGGCCGTCGACATTTTCGGCGTTGAGGAAGAGATACGCAAAGCGTGCCGCCGCTGGCAGGTGCGGGAAATCGTCTGTGACCCGTTCCGCTGGGCGCGTACCTATCAGATTCTTGAGTCTGAGGGTCTGCCCATTGTCGAGTTTCCGCAGAGTCCTGCGCGCATGGTTCCGGCAACTCAGCGATTCTATGAGGCCGTCATGAATAAGACGGTTGAGCATTCCGGCGACCCGCGTCTAGCGCGCCACCTGTCCAACTGTGTGCTCCGCACGGACTCACGTGGCTCGCGGCTCAGCAAGGATGCCAAGGGTTCACCGCGAAAGATCGACCTAGCCGTTTCCGCTGTCATGGCGCTGGAGCGTGCTTGCCAGGAACCGGAGGTTGCACCCGAACCCCAATTCTTCAGTTGGGCTGATCTGTAAGGAACCGAATATGAAGCGACCCAATCGGCGCACGGTGGCCGAGATTGCCGACGTTCTAGGTATCGGCTCCCTTGTGGGCGCTGGTTGGGCGTTCAACTCGATTCTTGGTCTGGCGCTCGCTGGCGCTGGTCTGCTGGTGATTGGTGCGGTGGTCGACAAGTGAGCATGCTCCGGCGCGCCGCGCAGCGTTTCTATGCGCCGTCTGGCGGTGGCGACCCTTGGGTGATCCCCTCGAATGGCTCGCTTGCCGCGTACACGGCCTCAGGCGTCCCTGTGACAGACGAAACGGCCATGCAGCTACTCGCGGTGGCAGCGTGCGTCCGGCTGCTCTCAGACGCCGTCTCAGGGCTCCCGGTGGACGCTGTCCGGTCCAAGGGTGCGATCCGAGAAACCATCGAGCCACCTCCGGCCATTGTTGCCGACCCGTTCGGCGGAGCGTCTACCGCTGGCTTGCCGACTCGCCGCCAAGGTCTGTCGCAGATGATGGTTTCGCTACTGCTGCGCGGGAATGCCTATTGCCTTGTGCTGGCTCGCGATTCCTATGGACGCCCTCTCCGACTGCGTGTGCTTCACCCGGACCGCGTCGACTGCACCTTTGATGCCTACGGGCAGCGCGTTTATAAGATTGACCGCAAGCCGGTTGACTCGCCGGAAGACATCGTTCACCTCATGGGCATGTCGTTGCCGGAAGCTCCGACCGGCATGAGCGTGATTAGCTACGCTCGCCAAGCGATTGGACTTGGCCTCGCTGCGGAGGAATTCGGCGCACGATTCTTCGGCGAAGGCGCGCACATGACTGGCGTGGTGGAAATCGACGCCGACCTTGACGTAAACCGCGCTCGTGCCATCAAGGAGAATTTCAGCGCCTCCCACAGTGGGCTGAAGAACTCCCACACGGTCGGCGTACTGTCCGGCGGAGCCAAGTGGAAGCCTATTTCCGTCTCTCCGGAAGATGCGCAATTCCTCGGAACGCGCGCCGCGCAGAACATTGATATAGCCATGATCTTCGGCATTCCGCCTCACATGCTGGGGCAGGTTGACAAAACCACGTCGTGGGGTACCGGCATCGAACAGCAAGGCCTGGGATTCCTCGCCTACACGCTCAGCGCATGGCTTGGCCGGTTTGAAGATGCGTGGTCGGCCATGCTGCCTAAGCCTCAGTCCGCCCGGTTCAATGCTGACGCGCTGCTCCGCACCGATACGGCTGGACGCTACGCGGTTTACTCCGCAGCGCGAAGCACCGGCATTCTCACTGTCAACGAAATCCGCGCCCTTGAGAATTACGCGCCGGTTGACGGGGGAGACGAAATTGCCATGCCGCTGAATTCCTCGGCACCCAAGATGAAGGATGATGCGGCGTCACCTACGGCGCCGAAGGCAGATGCGTTGGGAGCAGTGCTTTAGTGACTGATTTTTCAAGCCGCAGCGACCGGCGCAATGTTCGCGAGAATCGCAGCCGCCCGTTTGAGGGGATGGAGATACGCGAGCAAGCCAACGGAACCTTGACGTTCACCGGTTATGCCAGCGTGACGGAAACCCCGTATGAAATGAACGATTGGCTTGGCGACTACACAGAGGTTGTGCGCTCCGGGGCGTTCGCCAAGACGCTGAGCGAGGGCGCCGACGTCCCCTTTAAGCTCAACCATGACGGCATGACGCTGGCGCGTACCAAGTCGGGCACCATGCGGCTCGCCGAGGATTCCACGGGGCTTCACGTTGAAGCTGACCTAGACCCCGGGAACGGACAGGTGCGGGATATCCGCAGCGCCATGGAACGGGGCGACCTCGACGAAATGTCGTTCGCTTTCCGGGTCACCCGTCAGGAATGGTCGCCGGACTACACACAGCGCGATATCACTGAAGTCAACATGAACAAGGGTGACGTCAGTATTGTCAACTACGGCGCCAACCCTCACACTGCGGGGCTTACCTCGCTGCGCTCCGCGCTGTCTGACGGCACGCTGGATCGTGACCGGCTGGCCGAGTTGCTGCGAAGCATTCCGGATCTGGCTGACATGCTCGTCCCTGAGCCTGCCCCCGAACCCCGCAGCGAGGATCTTTCGCTGTATGAGGCGCGACTCCGCGCCCTAAAGCTTTGAGCCGGTAGTAAATTTACTGCCTGCTCTGCCCGCCCGGTTTACGCCGGAGCCTACGCCGGACCCCAAGCAACACGGGGCACCACCTAGGCCACCACCTAACGCAAGTGGTGGGCGATTCCCAAAGAATCGAACCTAGGAAAGGTCCCTCATGGACAAGCGAGCCCTTATCGCTGAACTCGTCGCCAAGCGTGCGGCCCAGCGTTCCACCCTTGACGGCATTCTCAACGAAGCCCGCAGCGCCGAAGGGGGCATGACTGACGAGCAGCGTGCGGCTTTCGACGCTGGCGAGACTGAGATCCGCGCCCTTGATGAGCGCATTGCTGAGCTTGACGCACAGGTCCGCGCGGATGAGGCTGCGGCGGAAATGGCCAAGCGTTACGCGCCTTCCGGCGTCACCGTGACCAGCGAGCCGGAGATTTACCGTTCCGGCCTCGGCGGTCAGTCGTACTTCCGTGACATGTGGAACGCCCGCCAGAATGGCGACGCTTCCGCTATGGACCGTCTTCAGCGCAACAACCGGGGGCGTGCGGCTGAGCAGCGCGCACTTACCACGGTCAACGGCGCCGGTGGCGAGTTTGTGCCGCCCCTGTGGCTGGAGAAGGAATTCGTTCGCCTCGCGCGTCCGGGTCGCATTACCGGCAACCTGGTTCCGACTCAGGCGCTTCCTGCCGGTACGGACTCAATCAACGTTCCCAAGGTTTCGACCGGTACGGCCGTCGCTGTCCAGGGAACTCAGAACACGGCCGTTCAGCAGACGGACCTTGCCACCACGTCGATTTCGTCCACCGTGACGACCATTGCGGGTGGCCAGACCGTTTCGCTTCAGCTGATCGAACAGTCCCCGCTGAACGTTGACGACGTCATTCTGTCCGACCTCGCAGCGGCTTACGCGCAGCAGTACAACACGCTGATTCTGTCCGGCTCCGGTTCCGGCGGTAACCCCACCGGCATTCTGACGCTGGCCGGTACGAACGCGATCACGTACACCAGCGGTGCGCCGACTGTCGCGCTGCTTTACTCGCAGATCGCCAACGCGATTCAGACCGTCCACACGAACCGGTTCCTTCCGCCGGATACCATCATCATGCACCCGCGCCGGTGGGCGTACCTGCTCGCTGCGTCCGACACGACCGGTCGCCCGCTGGTTGTGCCGTCGGCCAACTCGCCGATGAACGGTGTTGGCAACCAGGGCGAGGTGGCGTCTCAGGGCTACGTAGGCACGATTCAGGGTCTGCCGGTCTTCGTTGACTCGCTGCTGCCGACCAACCTTGGTGCGGGCACCAACCAGGACCCCATCATCGTTGCCCGACTGGCGGACCTGATGGCTTGGGAAGGCAACGTCAAGGCGGAAGCTTTCCCGCAGACCTACGCCAACCAGCTCTCTGTGTTCGTGCGGCTGTACAACTACATGAGCTTCCAGCCTGCCCGGTACCCGAAGAGCATTTCTGTCATCAACGGTACCGGTCTGGTCGCCCCGACTTTCTAAGTCAGTGACCCCGTAACGGTCGGGGGAGGGTAGTTAATTTACTGCCTTCCTCCGGCCGTTTGGCTGAGAGGAATTCATGAACCCCATCAATTACGCAAATGGCCTTGTTGTTGAGCTTGGGTTTGCCCAGCAGGACAAGGATAAGGCGCGAGAAACCGGCGTGCGGGAACAGCTCACGTGGTGCGCCACGGAGCTTGACAAGGTAGACGCCGACGACGACACACGCGCGTCCCTGGAAGATGCCAAGACGGCTGTTGCCGAAGCTCTGGCAGGTAAGGCCAAGCGGACGAGCGCAGCTAAGACGGCCGAGTAGGGGGAACTGTGCCGCTGATCTATTTCACGGGGCAGGACGTTGCGCTAACGGCTAACCCGCTCGACGACAGCGGCAACCCCGTCAGTGGCGCTGTAACCGTCTCTGTGGCCATTACGGACCCGGCTGGCTCCGCCAGTACCCCGGCAGTCTCCGGGCCCGTCAGCGGGGCGTACACGGCCGTTGTGCCGTCTGTGAGCGTGCCCGGCGTCTGGTTGGTTCGCTGGACGGCTACCGGGACCGGCGTTCGCTGGACGTCCGAGACTCAGTTTCAGGTACGGCCCACGGGTGCCGAACAGCTTGTTGACCTCCCGTCGGTCAAGGCTCACCTGAACATCCCGCCCAACGACACACGGCAGGATGATGAGCTACAGGGTTTCATCCTCGCTGCTGGCGAGATTGCCCGGAATCACTGCGGCCCGTTCATCCCCGAGACACACACTCAGTTTTTCGACGGCGGGCGCAGCAAGGTTATGCCTGATTTTCTGCCGGTCGCCAAGGTGCTGAGCGCGACGGAGTATTACGGCCTGAGTGCCTTCCCGTTGACCGAGCAGGATCTAGGCGCGCAGATGGACGCGTTTGCGTTCACTGTCGACTACACGACGGGGGAGATTACCCGGCGTACATTCGGCGGCGAGGCTGCTGAGTTCGCTTTCGGGTCCAAGAACATCAAGGTTGTGTACACCGCCGGTCGCGCTGGCGCTGTCCCGTGGGCGGCCCGCCTCGGTGTGCTGGAGCTGATCCGGCACTTGTGGCAGATGACTCAGCAGGGTGGCGGGCGCCCCAAGTTCAACGGCGGAGCCTACGACGGCGGTGAGGGCATGGTGTCGACTGGCTTTGCCATTCCCGCCCGTGTGCTGGAGCTGTGGCAACCGCTCTACAGGGGGCCCGGTATCGCATGACCATTCCAAGCTCAACAGCTCCAGCCGTCCGTCAGTGGCTTTATGACCAGTGCACAGCGGGGCTCACGCCGGACCCGAACAACGTACGTGCCTCGCTGCTGGTCGTTTTCGACTCGCCGGGGCCGAATGAGCCTGACGACATCGTGGCCATTGGTCGTGTCCGGCGTCAGCTCAAGGTGGGCGCCATGATCGGCGGGGGCGGAGCCGGATTCCTTGATGAGTCCTACACGGTGGAAGTCGTCGTGGACGTGTTCCGAGGAAGTGATAGCGGTCAAGTGGCTTACAGCCGCGCTATGACTCTGGCGAACGCCGTGATTGCCATTGTGCGTACGGATCTCACGCTCGGCGGGAACGTCATACGCAGCGTGCCCAAGGGCGACGACGCTGAGGTTGAGTGGGACACCGAGCATGGCGGAAAGCGTGCGTGTGTAACTGTCGAAATCGAGTGCGTCACGAGGATCTAATGCCTGACTTCACATACAGCGGCTCTGATGAGCGCTATTACCCGTCACTCTCGCTGCTGGTTGAGCCGGGCGACAAGGTGACGCTTGACTCTGACCCGGGGGACGGCCGTTTCACTCCGGCTGGTTCTACCCGCAAACCTGCGCCGGTCGCTTCCGACCCTGCGCCCGTTGACGACTCGCCGGAGGTTGGCGCGTAATGCCCAAGGCAACACAGCTTTCATTCCTCGGAATTGCCAAGGAAGTTACGCCGGGAACCCCGGTTGCGGCTTCCAACTTTATCCCGGTGACGCAGATCACCCCCAAGGATAACCTGACCCTTCTGGACGACAAGGGTTATCGGGGCGCGCTGGTCGACGTCTACGACCAAATCGCTGGCGTACTGTCCGGCACGCTGGATTTCGACGGCGACGTTTTCCCGGATACGGTCGGTTTCGCGCTGGCTGGTGTGCTCGGTGACGTCACGACGACTGGCGCGAGCGCCCCATTTACGCACGCGTTCGCTGTCCTCAACTCCGGTTCCGGCCAGCCGCCTTCCTACACGCTGAATGACAACTACGTCGCCGGTAACCGGCAGTACCCCGGCGCCAGATTCAGCGAGGTTGGTTTCAAGTTTTCGGCTGACGGCCTGCTGACCTATTCGGCCAAGGCGACCACGTTTGGCAGCGCCACGGCCTCAGCACCCACCACGTCGTTTACGTCCATCCCGCCCATGGTCGGCTGGCAGGGCGTTGCGCAGATTGGTGGCGTCACTCAGGCCGGTCTTATCGACGGCGAGGTGACCATCAAGCGCTCTGTCACTGTCGTCAACACGGTTGACGGAACTCAGGCCCCGGCGCAGCTCTGGTCTGGCCCGGTACAGGTTGACGGTAAGGCAACTCTCGTCATGGAAGACGACACGCAGTTGACGGCCTACCTCACCACCACCAAGCCATCGGTTGACTTCAACTTCACCGCCGGTGCGGGTGCGGGTGCCGTTCAGCTCAAGCTGCATATGTCCAAGTGCTCGATTAGCGCTGCGGACATTACGCGCGGCAAGGACTATGTCGAAATTCCGATCACGTTCACTGCACTCGCCAACACCACTGACATAGGCACGTCTGGCGGATATTCGCCCATCAAGGTGACCGTCCAGAACGCCGTAACCACCGGGACGTACAAGTAATGCAGCGTATTTCTCTCCCTTCGGGTGCCACCGCCGACATTCGCGATATCGCGGACGTGACCGAGCGACAGCGGCGACCCATCAAGCGAATTCAGACCCGGCTTGCCGGTCTCCCGGCGTTCGTCAACGCTGTGGAGGAGGCCAAGGCACAGGGCGACGGCGTTGAGCTCACTCCGGAGCAGCAGCTCAAGATTGCTGCCGGTATGGGCGAGGCTTTCGACCTGCTTGAGGAGCTCAACGACTCGCTTGTTGTGGCGCTGACGGCTGGCTGGTCGTACGCGTTCGGCGTGAGCGTTGACGCCGTTCAGGATCTCTCTGGCCGTGACCTTGACGCGCTGCGGACGGCGGTTGCTCCGTACCTCGCTCAGCTCAACCCGGACTTTGACCCGTCGCCGGAGCAGGATTCCCCTACCGTGGCCTCCGTCGCCTAACGGGGGCTCTTTCCGCCTCAGGCGGTAGCACCTATACGGCAGACGAAATTCCCAGCGAGGAATACCGGACGTGGCGACTTTGCACGCTGCTGCATTGTCGCCCGTCTGAGCTGGACGATGAATCCGCCGTAACCCTTGACTGGCTGCTGGCCGTTGATGACGCCGTTGAAAAGGCACGGAACATCATGCAAGAGAGGGCGTCCAATGGCTGAGGGATTCGGCGCAATCATCAAGGGCATTCCGGAAGTTGGCGCCATGCTGGGCGAAATGCAAGTTGCCTCAAATGAGGGAACACGTGTGGCGCTGAAACAGGCAACTTCCTACACCAAGGGTCGCATCAAGGGTGGCATGCGTGGCCGCCCTCGCTGGGGGCACAAGGGACCCGACAAGTCCACCGGCGCACCGGGCATTCGAACCGACCGGAACCCCGACCACATTAGCCGTACCGGCGGACCGGGCCAGTTGTCCGGCAACCTGTCGCGCTCCATCCGAACCAGCCGGAAGGCTCGCCCGGAGGGTGTTGGGCGCTGGTCTCAGGTAGTCATGTCCGGCGGCGCCGGAGGCTATCAGAACCGGTACAAGCGCAAGGTTGAGGGTCAATACCCGTATTTCAAGCCGGGAGTCGATAAGGCCAAGCCCAAGGTTCGTGAGTTCTTCCAGGGGGCTTGGGCTGCTGCCGCAAGCGGTAAGCGAATAGGGAGGTAGTAAATTTACTATGGGTGCACTGCCTCCCGTATTTATCGAATTCCTCGGCTCCGCCACTGGCTTTATGACCACGGCCAGGGGCGTAAGGACTGAGCTTGCCACCGTTGAGGCTGAAGGCGCCGGTAACATGCGGCGTCTCGGGGGAGTGGCCAAGGCCGCTCTACTCGGCATTGGCGTAGCCGCTGGCGTTGCTGCGGTGAAAACCGTTCACATGGCCGCCGACTTCCAGACTCAAATGACTCGCGTTCGCACCGGTGCTGGCGAGGCCGCCAAAAACATGGACCTAGTGTCCGGTGGCGTTCTCAAAATGGCTGGCCGAGTTGGTGAGTCAACCAAGGATCTGACAGCCGGTCTGTACATGGTGGAGTCCGCCGGATTCCATGCGGGTGACGCGCTGACTGTGCTGGAGACTTCCGCACAGGGTGCCAAGGTTGGTGCCGCCGACCTCGCCACGGTGACTGACGCGGTGACAACCGCAATGAACGCGTACAACTTGCACGCTGACCAGACGGTTACCGTG